AAGTAAAATTCCATTTTGTGGATATTGTTAAGAATTGAGCTACTCGATGATGAGTTCATTCTGAATACCTTTAGCTATTCTTTGCTCTCTGGCTTCATCATATCCAATATCAAACCCAACCCCGTTACGTTCAAGCTTTTCAGCCATAATCGCTGTAGTTCCAGAACCTGAGAAAATATCAAGTACAGTGCCGCCTACAGGAACAGTAGCCAGAATCATTCGCTTAACCAACTTCGTAGGCCACATGGCACAATGTTTGATCTTGGATGATTCAGTGTTAACCATCCAAACATCGCCGGGGTTCTCGAAGAAGTTTTCCAAATCAGTACGGAATTGCAGGCCACAATCAGGACATTCGGTTTCTAAATCCAACAAGACTTCGTCTGGCGACTTTCTTTGAGAATTCTCCGTCGTGGAATTAGACATAAACACATCTGCTGGATTTTTTCCTAATGGGTGATTGGTTGCTAGACCTTTACGAAGCCTTCCCAACACTCTAGCTGCAGCGTGACGAGAATATCCATCACGCTCGGCCTGCAATTCATCTTCTAAAGTGAACTTTCCTTCATCGACAAAGACATCATTTGGATTCTTCCCACCATCATGATATCTATTCTCCAGTGTTTCACCTGTAACAGCAAAACCACCACGAGCACCAATGTTTTTATCAGTTTCACCTTGTAATTTCGAATTCTTGTATCCAGTTTTATACTCGTTTGTTTCCTTATCAAGTTCAGCTGATTCTTCGAACAGCGAACCAACTTCCTTAGCTACTTCGATCTTCAACCCATTAATCTTGTTAACCAAGTTAGGATTGCTCATGTTTTTGGTTATATTGATGGTTTGGTGTGCAACCCTAATTGCATCAAGGTTGTAGTAGTATTTCTGATTCAACACGAAATGAAAAATATATTCGTGTGATGTGTTCAAACGGTCTTTAACAGAACTAGGTGTTGGGTTTGGTTTATGCCACACAATGGTGTTTCTAAGAATCCACCCATCGGAAATCAAAGCGATAGCAACCCTATGAGGGACTAGAGATAGACACTTATCAAAGTAGCTATCACCAAGATTAAGCATGAAGCTGCCTTCTGGCTTAAGCACTCCCTTAATGTTCTTGGCGACAGCGACGATGTGCTCGATATATTCACCGAGAGTTTTTTCCATCCCAATCATATCAGGATCACCTTGATATGTTCTCAAATTAAAATATGGGGGAGATGTAATAACAGCGTCGATACTATCTTTTTCAAGCGGAAATGGGTGTAGTGAATTGTGTTTAATGAACTTTAGCATCTATCTTCCTTTATGAATGTATTATACCCGGATTACGAAATACGATAGTTCCTTGCAGCATCCCAAACCATCAAAGAAAAATTTGCTACGTCGGTAGCTTCATCCATGACCTCAGTATTGTCTGCTGTTTCGTCATGAACAGCATCGTAAAGCTCTTCCTCTTCCTCTTCCAAACGAACTAGCAAATCAGCAGCGGTATCATTCTGCCACCCTGGTTTATGATCGTTTTTACGTAACTTAGCTTCCATCGCAAGTGCAAATTCAGCTACAACAGGTCTAACATCAATATCCATCACCACTCCTATAGATTCAAATTTACAATCGTCTTAACACACATAGCTGCAATCTGCACAAGTTCTTCATGTATGTTCTTACTCCATGCCGCAACTTCATCCGGCGTCATTTTCTTTGGGTTCAATTTGACCGCATCCCAAAACTCGTCAAATTCTTCTTCAATTACTGCTTTAGCTTCATGAAGAGACTTCATAGAGCCGTGGAGAGTGGTTGCTCTAATTGCTTCTGCATCAATCTCGTCTAGAACCTTGGAAATTTCGTACTTGGTTCCGAATGAAAGCGGTTTTATAAATGATTTATCACTCTCACCAGCCTTCAAATTATCAATCGTTTCATCAACGATGCGGTTTCCTATAGCTGTTGTTGCAGATACTTCATCATTATATTTTTGAGTATTGTCGGCGTCGTTTATGTACATATTAAATATCCTTTTTCTGTTGGGCTTCCTTGAAAACCTCAACCAGCATGTTTTTTAAGCGTTTCTTGTCTAAGGTGGTTTCTGTATCGGCATCAACCAACTTCATACCCATTTCTTCATAACTCATACCAAGGTCTAAACCCAACCTGTTCTCAGCCGCTTTAACCTTCGGCTTGAGTATGGCTTGTCTTCCACGAACTCCAATAGCGTCCAACTTCGCTTCAACTTCCAGTTTTTCATCCTGAGTGTGAACGTCTACGCGAACGAAATTACCCTTAGCTTTAGAACCATCCCCGATTTCTGCTGGCGATTCAAACTGCACGAACTTTGGGGCTTTTGTGGGCACTACAATAATCTTTCCAGTATCCAAATCCACATCTAAGAATCGGGTCTTATAGCTTGCTTCACCAAAGTTGTGTTGTATTGGAGTACCTACAAAATGAACTCTATCAGTCACACTTGTTGGCATGTGGTAGTGACCTAGCAATACGTGGCTAACCTCGGTCAAAATGCTGTCCAAATCTGATAATTTCACTTGTCCTTCAGACTCGTAGCCTTGATACTTAACGATAGTTCTGTACCCGTCGCTGACATCGAATAATCCATAGTGAATGACGGCAATAGCCTTCTTTATAGTGCTTGGCATTTGGACTTGAAGCCCCGCCAACACTTCTTCTAGCCTATTCATGTACGGAACTGCCAAAAAGCCACAACCTTCCCCTAAATCAACCCACTGAGGGGTAGCAATCACATGTACATTAGGGATGTGCTCGAACAAATCTAGCGAGCTGTGAGTTCCGTGTTTAGCGATCTGATCATGATTACCGACCACGAAATGTTGAATAATTCCTGCATTGGATACTTTATTAATCCAGTCAGAGGCGGTTTTTATCGTGATAAAATCACCACGCTGTCTTTGATCTAAAAAATCTCCCACGAACAGAATCCTACCAATTTTATTCTTAACGGCGTAATCACTGATTTGATTAAGAACATCAATCTGATCTTGGAGTCTGGAACTAATGCCATTAGCGCCATTTTCAGAAAATAATTTGTAATCGTGATACTGAGCGTCACTAAAAACAACCATTCTCATATACAACACCTGTTTAACTTCTTTTAATTATACCCGGTTCCGCACAATTTCATTGTTATGTTCATGCATTTGTGTGAGGTTAAATATACAGAGAAAATTATATGCATCCAAGAAAATATAGCGAAGACGTAGTAGACCAAATAAAACAAATGTACAAAGACGGAAAATCATCAATCAAAATAGGAGATGAACTTGGGATATCGAAGGTAACTATAATTTACATCTTAAAAAGAGAAAATGTTGATCGAAGAACTCATCAAGAACTTAATTTGAAATTCAAATGTAATGAGCATTTCTTCGACAGCATAGACTCTGAAAGTAAAGCTTATTGGCTTGGTTTCATCTCGGCAGATGGGTATATCCGTCCAGCTCCAAAAAGAAACTCCAAAAGAATACTCGGAATAACATTGTCTGATAAAGACGAACACCATATTCAGCTGTTGAAGAATGCGTTGGGGAGTGACCACACTATAACCAAATATGGAGGAACTGCTCGATTACACATCTATTCCGATTTCTTAACTTCAGCTCTTGCCGTACATGGGGTTATTCAAAACAAAACATTTACAATGGAATTTCCATCCATTCCACAACATATAATCAGACATTTCATCCGCGGATATTTCGATGGAGATGGATGCTTCACAGCTAATAAGTCAAATCACGACAATATTTCTTTTTCCATAACTTCAAATACAAAAATAATCACGAGCATACAAGAAATCTTGATGAAGGAGTGTCTTTTTAGATAAAACAAAATTCAGCATACGTCATAAAGATAGTCCAAACATAGGAGCTGTAACCTATGGCGGACACAAACAAATTGCTCGTATCGCTCACTATCTTTACGATGATGCCACGGTTTATTTAGAGCGTAAATACAACAAAGTTAAGCATTTACTATAGATAAACAGCGTGGTATGTCAGATAATTGCTACATTTATCTGACATACCACAACCATTACGCTTTCTTTGTTTTTGGTTCTAGTGCAGGCATCGGTGTTCCATTAACCAAATAATCCAATAACCCCGGAGTATCTTCAATTTTGTATTGGATGTCCCTAGCGTAGAACTGCTTGAATCCTTCTATCTGGCGATAATAAGTACCCTCACAAGTAGGGCATGTCTTACCGTCCGGTCCTTTTCCAGAAGGAATCATAGCTGGTTCAGCACCCTTTTCTACCAATTCAGTATTTTCGTTAGGTACAAGGCAATCAGAACATGGTTCAATAATTTGGTTCCACGACCCATTAAGTCTTGCACGAAGGTTACGCTTTCCAATTTCCAACGCTTCCCAATTTACATCACATCCAGATTTATACTTATCATCGCCGAACATGATATGAAGAATACGTTCTTCAAAAGGCTTCCAAAGGCGATTCTTGGTAATCTCTATGGTTGATGCGATGCCTATTTCAGTATCATCTTCTTCAACCTTCCCAGATTGATAAATAGTCATCATCAAGTGAGAATGGAAATCAAGAGCGTTCTTACCAATGTAAGTATCCTTGTCATACATTGCATTGATATTGACTTTTACTTGATTAATGATGAAGAACAAGATATTAGTCTTCCCCAAGCGTTTGGCAATCTTACGGAACCATTGAGATAGCAGTTTAGAGTGTTCACCATAATGACCACCCTCACCCTTATCACCTTCCAGTTCCTTTTGAGTTGGTGATGCGGCTACAGAATCCCACACAACAACAGTGGGACGCTTCGTCTGTTCAGCAATCTCAATGATGCTTTCCAGCTTTTCAAATACCTGTTCAAGATAATCAGGTTGACCAATCATCATGCGATTGGGGTCTACGCCGATAGCTACAGCTCTATCTTGGTCAAATGCAATTTCAGCATCCAACCAAAACGTATCTGCATCGACTTTAGTCGACGTTTCAACATCTAGAACACCCTTTTGAGCCTCGGCTACAATCTGTTGAGCGATAGTAGTCTTGCCGCTGCTCTTCTTGCCTGTAATTGTAACGATTTTTCCGAAAGGAACACCCCATCCGGCTTTGGTTATGGCATTGTTTAGTTCGAAAGAACCAGTAGAAACCCAATATCTAGGCTTAGAGTTGTCGTCTAGGTTAAGAACTTGCAGGGAATTAACGCCATAGGCTTTGTTGAATACCTTGACGATATCCCCTGCATCGGTCTTACCCTTTTCAAGAACCATCGCCGGAATCTTAGCGACTGGCTTTTTTGCTTTAGGGAGTGCCATAGTTATTTACTTCCAAGTGCTGCCATCATCTGCGCAGCTAGGTCGCCTTCGTCAGCCACTGGTGTGGCAGCCGGAGGATTGTTCTTTGCAACACGAGCAGCTTTTAAAACAGCCACTTCACAATCATCAACCAATGGACACTTCAGGCAAATCTTGGCATCGCCATCAAAAGCAATCCCAAAACAAGGCTTAGTTCCGTTAACTAAATCAGCCACTGGAACAACCTTAACTGGTGGCTGTGTTCCAACTATAGCTGATGTAGTTGCTACCGATGCGAAAGCTGGTTTAGGTGAGCCAACATTAACCGCTGCCTGAACTGGAGAACTAACCGATGCATTTGTTGGAGCTGTATTTACAGTCGTGTGGGTGGTCGTAGGTGGAGCTGTATTTACAGTCGTGTGGGTGGTCGTAGGTGGAGCTGTCTGAGGTGGGGCCGAGCTATCATCCGTGTTTACACCTGGGAAGAATTCTGAATTCTCAGAACCATCCGTTAGTTGGCGATATCCAGTACCATGCACAAGCTCTTTTCCAGCTGTTTCATCTCCAGTAACCACCCTCTGTAAACAAGCCTGAGTGAACTCGAGCGTTGGAATTCCCATAATGGAATCCAAATCCCAAATCTTCTCCATGATTGCTTCATCGATAGGTGCAACTTGCAACGAAGCCGTGATTGTGAAGTCACGTTTGTTCTTGTTTGATGTACCTGGAACTTTCGCACCCTCCACAATAGTGCTCTTAATAGATACATTACGTCCCCTAAATGGATGCGTAAAATCAGAATATCCTGCAATCGAAAGCCAATCAAAAAGCTGCTTATAAACTGCATAAGGGATGTTGAGTACACCAACAGTCTTCTCAGGGTCATCAACATTGAATGCATTGACGTAGTAGTTGCTAGTGGAGCGTAGGGTTTTTGCAAGAGCTGAATCAACCGGGTCTTTCGACTTATTGAGCTTGTAACTCTCGTCACACAATGCACACGGAAACTTCACGTCAGAGCCTTCCTCCTCGAAGAAAGACTTAGGGCATGTAACAGCGCCTTTATATCCCGGAACATTCCAATGTTTCATAATCTTGCGGAAGAAAGTACGACGTTTAGTCCAAGGTAAAATGCGCCACGTAGAAGTTGTTTCGCCATCTGGAATGTTGTGATAAGTGACTTTTAGCCCACCCTTCTTTGCAGCGTCTTTCTGAATCTGATCTGTATCTAACGCATACGGATCATTCGGATCGAATTGATAAGTGTCAGTCATAGTAATTTATTCCTCGTCGTGAGTATTTGGTGTCAGTCGCATCATTTCTTGACGTTTCGTAGCACCCAAATTAAATAACATCTGGGAACGTTGCTTAAAAGCGTCTTTCCACACATCCAGTTTACCAACGATGGCTTGCATTTGTAGCACAGAGCTACTAATTTCCTGCCATTTAGGTTCACGCTTTAGTGCAGCTTCAATCTTGGCTTCAGACATACGTTCACTTTGTCCAAGATTTTCAGAGACCTTCTGTCGAATGTCGAGTTCGATTTCAGCCTCGTAAGACGATAAAGCACGTTTGCGCGATTCAAGCTCTATGTAACAATCAGAATGAATTCCGCCATAAAACGCAAATTTCGATGCTTGTTCGCAAAACTCTGTGTTAAGTGCTCCCTCTTCAATATAGAGGTCAGTGGCAGGGTCAAGAAATTCTTCCTTGCCGTTTAGCATGATGGTTAAACTACCTAAATCACGGTCAAAAGCCATGTGATTACTCCGTTGGTGAATTATACCCGGCTTGCAAAGAGTCTGTACTGAGAAGAACCCCACCACAATAAACACTACAAGCGTTCTCGATTTTATTTACCCTTACAACTTCCATGCCCGGTTGAACATTTAATTTGTCAGATGATGACGTAATATATGCCCACTTCTCTTCCAACGCTGCATATACACTTTGTTGATTAAGTGGTTTAAAAATGAACAATTCTGCATTTTTAGCAGCGCTTAAACATTTTTCGCCGCATGTAGATATGATAGGTCTTGATGGAAGATAAAGTTTCTGACAAACAAGGCAGTGAATGAAATACGCCTTTACCAAATTGCCGTGCTTCAATTCTTCAGGGTGTCTCCAACCGTCCGGCGTTTTTAATAATGCATCGCTAGTTAAATATATCTTTATACTGCTGTTTCTAATCCTATCAGGAGTTGGAACAGCATCAACTCTGATCATCCATTGTTCACCCTTTAAAGCTTCGTCTCGTCTAATTTCCATTTTGTGGAATTCTAAACCCTCTGTCAAAACATCTCGACCTTGCAATGTAATAATCGTCCCAACACCATCTCTCGTAACGATTGGGCATAGGCCATCAGTCACCATAACTTTCCCTCCAGTACTTGAGCCGGTGGCCCACCCTTCTTCGACAAACCTTGTCTCAGACTGATACAAATCGCTTTAGCTGCTTTCATATCATGCATCGAGGCAAATGCTCCACAGGATAATAAAATCTCTTGTGCCTTTATGTTCACCACTCGCCTATTTTCCAGTCTGTTGAAGAAGTCATCGAAACTAAGAAATTGAACTTCACCTCTGGTTTTCAATACAGCGTCTATAACAGCATCACCGATTCCTGAAATCTCATTAAATCCAGCTCTAAGAGCCTTTTTTCCATTCGGTAGAATTTCAACACTGCACAATTTATGAGACCGATTGATACACGTTGGAAGGTATTGGACATCCTCTCTCCCAACTTCCTTACGGAGGTCTGGTCTGTCTTCATCCTTGGAATGGGCTATCTGTGCCGATAGAAATTCACATGGAAAATGGGTTCTAAGCCACATGGCGTAGTAACTAACAAGAGTGTAAGTCGTAGCGTGCGATTTATTGAAACAATATCTTCCGAAATCAACAATTTCGCTGAACAGTTCGTTAGCAGCGGCATCTGAAAGTTTTCCAAAGCTTATGCATCCTTCCACAAATTTCAAACGATCTTTCTCGATTTCTTCCTTGCCCTTAGATTTAGAAATCTTTTTACGAAGTGTATCAGATTCAGGATATGTATATCCTGCCACTTCTACAGCTATCTGCATCACCTGTTCCTGATAGATGAACACTCCGTATGTATCTCGAGTGATTTTATCCAAAGCAGCATTTCCAGTAGACTTTATCAAATTTGGAGTTTTTTTGTTCTTTACGTAAGTATCCTTAAACTGCAATGGACCCGGGCGATACATTGCATTAGCTGTAATTAGCGTGTTGATGTCGTGTGGTGCCATTTCACGAAGCATTTTTCTCATACCCGGTGACTCAAACTGAAACACTCCAGTAGTTTGACCCATATTGAACTGCATGAGTGTTGGCTTATCTTCCAAATCTATCTTCTGAAAATCTAGTTCTTTACCAGATGTTTCCTCAATCATTTTCTTAGTGTATTCGAGTACTGAAACGGTCTTAGAACCCAACACATCTACTTTTAGAAGCCCTAAGAACCCGACATCATACATATCGTAGTTGATGGTGTATTCGCCTTTTCTATATTCAACAGCAACACGGTTCTCTAGAGGTTCAGAGCTAACAATCACACCACCAGGATGGATACCAGTTTGTCTAACTTGTCCTTCGAGAACTTTAGCAACTTCCAAAATAGAGAAGTTTTTTTCCTTAAAAGCAGCATATTGCGGGTATTTTTCAGGCTCATCTTCGACTTTTTGCAATGTTAGTTTAGCCTTGTCTTGTTTGGCTGTTTTTTCATCTATCTCTTTGCACACAACATCAACTACTTTTAAGTCTATCTCTTCATAACGGCAAACATCTTTCAAAACCTGTTTGGTGTTCATACCGTTGAACGTGGCTATGTGAGCTACATGCTTATAGGTCTGCAATAAATACTGATAAACTTCATCACGCCTATCGTGTTCGAAATCTAGGTCGAGGTCGGGAAGGTCGATACGCTCAGGGTTTATGAAACGTTCAAAAATGAGTCCATAGGTAAGTGGATCGGCGTTTGTAATGCCCAGTAAATAACACACCAGTGAACCAGCACCAGAACCACGCCCCGGACCATAGGCGATACCAACAGAATCACAATATCGATAAATGTCTTGCACTAATAGAAAATACTTTTCAAAATTCAGCTTTATAACTGTATCTAATTCCTTTGTCAACCTTTCCCAATATGGCTTCCCTTTTTCGCTGGTAAATGCCATATCAGGAAAGCGTTTCTTCCACCCCTGAACACACAAAATCTTCAATGCTTGTACTTGGTCGCTTGTTCCCAAAGAAGTCGTATTTACGTTCGGTAGTTCTACTTCAAAATTTGGCAAAGACCAATTACACTTCTCGGCAACCTCAACTGTGTTTAGAACAGCTGCATTTACCAACTGAGACGACAAAACACTCTTTTGCATTCCGAGAAACGAATCTATCATCTCTGGGTAAGTCTTCATCCACAAACCCGGCGTAAAATCCCACTTATTATCGCTTGATTTAGTTTGCTTCCGAGCCGTAGCTAACAAACACTCTTGAGCGTGACAATCTTCAGCGTTAGCGTAGTGAAAATCATTCGTGGCAATAAGCTTCCTGCCGAATCTATTCGCCAGTTGCAGTGCTTTCATGTTCGTATTGTATTGGAGGTCGAATTGGTGAGGTTGAACTTCGAAGTAGAAATCTTCCTTGAATGTTTCATTAAACATCTCAGCTTTCTTCACATAATCATCATGTGAAAGCATCCCACCAACACAAGCCGTAGATATTACACAATCTTTCAGAGCGAGAGTGTCATTCCACCCAACACGAGGCTTGTAGTAGAAACCATCCTTTGAATAAGCCTTTGTAAGAAGCTTTTGGAGCGACACAAACCCGTCCCAGCTCTTAGCCAGAACGATAGTATGATATAAGTCTTCACGTTCTTTCTTGACATTTTCAGGCTTGCGATACAGCACATCATCCACTATATAAATTTCGCACCCTAAAATTGGTTTTATGCCATTCTTCTTACATTCTCTAGCGAACTTAAGCCCACCACTGACCGTACCATGATCAGTCTGCGCCAGCGCCTTAAATCCCTTTTTCTTAGCTTGTGCAACAACGTGTTCCACGGTGCCAACAGCATCAAGCTGTGAATATTCAGAATGTGCATGGAGATGAACCAAGTTTTCATTACTATCGCTCATTACTCAACCTTTTTTCTTTATGTGCAAAAGCTCGTCTATCACGGCAAAATCTTTAACCTTCTTAATAGCCTTTGACTCTTTTTTGATTTCGTCCATCAGAGCTTTCGCTTGTAGTGATATTCTCCACAAAGCGTTAATAGATTCAATTTTATTGTATTTCTTTCCATACGTACGGAACAATTCGTAGTTATGTCTGAACTTTCTGAATTCAGTCGTCAAATCGTCGCTCAATTTACTCATTAGCGTCAACCCAATCCATAAGAGGTGCCCCCTCAACTCGAGTCACTAGTTTTCCTTTTTTATTGGTTTTTTCGATTATGCCACAACCATCAAGCCTTTGGGTGCCTGTTTCGTAATGAATAGGGTCTATTTCAACGCCAATATACCCCATACCCAATGATTTCGCTCCCATACACGTACTAAACGAGCCTGCAAATGGGTCAAGGATTACGTCGCCTTCCTTGTTATATTGGCTCAGTGCCTTCCGTACCAGTTCGATAGGCTTCTCGGTAGGGTGCAACGTGTTGATGTGTCTGGCGATGTTCCACACGTTGCTGGGGGCAGCTTCAAGAAGCAGATTTGGTTCACCTTTACTTACCACCCATATGTACTCGTGTTGGGGGCGAAATTGGTAACCTATGCCAAAATTTGTCTTAGCCCAGACTACCTGATTAACGATTTCGAACCCGACATCTGTCAATACTTCATGAAACACATGAGAACATTGCCAATTGCAGCAAAACCATGCAACCTTGTTATGTTTTAGTACCCGATAGCAATGATGTATCACTGAACTAAGCCATTGCTTGAATTCTTCCGGAGCAATATTGTCGTTAGCTATGATGTCATGCGTTTTTCGCTGAGGAACAAGGTTTATGTTAAATGGAGGGTCGGTCATAATCCCATCCACAGAACAATCTTGAATCGTTGGTAGCACGTTCACACAATCATCGTTATATGTTTCTTGAGTCATTGGCTACTGTCTTTCCATCCGATTCTTAACCCATTCGCTTAATCTCTTAGACACTTTAGCAAATGGTCCTTTGACGCGATCATCAATCAAATTACCGCTTTCCTGTGCGTCTAGAAGAATACCTAAGCAAGCTCTTGCGTGTCCGAGATGGTGAACACCAGAATCTTCAGCTACTTCGTCGCCTTCAAGCCATCCGTCTAAGTGACGCTTACAGGCATCGATATAAACCCTAGCACGAACATCTTTCGCGCGCCAATTTCTAAACCCATATTTTATTTCTCCATCAAGCATCGCACAAGCTTCATGAGCGATAGCGGCTGGAGATACAGCTCCCATCGGAACCTTCTTAAAACCTAAAATGTCTTTAGGGTTGGTCGAATCTGCTTTCGAAACTGCTCCATTATCTTTATTCATATTGTTTTTCCTTATGCTTTTTAATGTATTCAAGACTTCTATGAACCAAATCAGACTCCAACTGCCCTAATCGCATATTACATCCATGGCAGAGCGCCTCTCTGACGCACTTTTCGCAACTTCTACCAGCAGGACAACAAGAATGATCATGATCTAAACACAAACCTATAGAGTCTTCCAAACCACAGATAGCACATTTTTCATTCTGCTTGATGCGCATTTCATCTAGTTTCTTCTTTGCCCAGCTTCTAGCTACATATTCAGGACCGCTTCCAGTAGGAACACCTTTAGATATCCTAATAGTTCCAAACTTGTCTCCAATCTTCTTATTTCTTCTTAGATAATAGTATCTACTCATACAGCTGGAGCATCTTCCATATCTGTCTTTTATTCTGTCTGTATGAGTACATGGAGCAGTTAGGTTCTGCGTCCATTCCCAACATTCTCTGCACATCCCAAAATAATGATTTAGTTCACTTGGATGACATCTTGCAAGTTTTATTCTTCGTGTCACGTGTGGCATCTCCAATATATTCTACCCGGTTAGTATTTTGCCATCTTCTTGATATACATCTTGTAATTTCCACACAAATCTTCAATCTTCCCGAATATTCTTGCGTATTCATCTTCTGTAACCGGCTCATCCCAAAGATGATATAAATAGAACTTGCTTCCGTTTACCAACTCGACATAATCAACCATTCCATTAAGTGGATAGCTGTATCTCCCATCTACACCATTGTCGATGAAATCTTCCAGTTGATAGGCTGATATGGAACCGCAAGCAGAACACAACCCAGTCCAGAATTGAGCAACCTTGCCTAGATACTGTTTAGATACACAACGGCATCTTTCATTGATCTGTATCACTTGTTTGGGCATAGTTTTCCTCGATTACATCGCGTCCATTTGCGAATTCAAGCCCCATCAGGCAGGCTTCGCATTGAATATCGTTGATATTAGACAGAGCCGCGTACCAATTAGCACGCGGATGTCTAATGCAATGAACTTTGTTGAATTGTTCGGTTACTGGGATTACCTGTTCCATCATCAAACTTTCTGCTAATCACGATTATTAAATCGCTCCAGCTCTCTTAGACTTTTCCATTCCTGCAACCACAGCCGTTGATTCATCATCACGTACGAATCCTCTAAGCTCAGCGTTTTTGATAGAGTCTATAACGTCTTGAGAGTCTCTAATTTCGGTAGCTTCCATATCACGGAAGTAGAATCTCCCATTCACATTAACAAACGGTTCAGTGAACATAACGTGGTTGAGCTGTACCTTTTCGTTGATAGCGTCGACGTACGCAATGGCAAACGAATTTTGCCAGTTTGTTTTCGTAGATGTGTAGTCAGAATCCAACTTGCACATACACCCAGTAGTCAGCTTATTAATCGGTCCTTGCAGCAGATGAACTTCGGTTGCAAGGCCCGGACGGTGTAGGTGTCCACTCACGGTCGTCACGCCAAAATCTTCATATCCAGTGTGATTGCACACCAAGCAATTGAAATACAACTTGAAGTTCTTAGCCATTTCGTCTTTGATTTCCTTGGCTTTGAAAGCAGTTGTGTTCCCTTTGGATACAAGATTAATCTGGAATTTATCTAACCCTAGCAACTCTGCCAGAGACAGATTCATTAGTTCCATCAGTGCAGCCATGTTTTCAGTCTTAGACGCCATATGCTTCAGAAGACGATGTTCGTGGTTACCAACTACGAAGTCAATTTGAGACTTCGGACAAGCTTCACGCAACGGACCCAAGATACAATCTCTAACGAACTCCATGCGTAGTCTCAACTTTATTTTGCGAGGGTCTCTATCGAAGTGAGAAAATTCATACAGGTCGAATATATCACCGTTTAGTACGATTATATCTGGTTGCTCAACTCTGCACGTGTCGATAAAAACAGATAAGCAAAACAGATCAGTATCGATATCGTGGAAATCAGAAGCGATGATCATCTTCTTCATACCAGCAACATTCGTGATAGTTTTGTTGTATTTCTCCACCCACGGTTCTATCTCAAGCCTATAGAACTTTCGTGATTCATCCAGAGCGGCGTGTTTTGCAATATGTTTTTCAAGTTGTCTTTGACTGCGACTTAATTGAATCCCGGCTCCAGAGCGAAACTCTTCCATAGTACCGAAATATTGATCCCATGTTTTATCAGAATACTTACCGTTGGTGCGGTAAAAGTTTCGAGCCATGAAGGTATCGTTATTCTCCAACTGGAGCCTTCTAAGGTCGTTTACAACATCTTCTCTAGTCGCTGTTGGGTCGAACTTCTTTCCACGCTCAGCTAACATTGCTCTTTGTCCTTGAGTTAGCTTTGGTTCTTTATTTGTAGCTTTGATTGCAACCTTGGATGTTACTTTGTTGCTCTTTTTAATCGAGGACTTCACTGGCTTACCCACACAGATTACCTCCAAAGTTGCTTATGTTTGATTATACCCGGAGCAACTTAGCACTACCAACTCACAAATATCTTTGTCAATCTGTTGCGCAAATGCTCTTTAATCGAGTTATTGTTTTCGTTGGATTGTAGGTCGTTGCACACTACATGAAATTTATCCAAGCTCTTCTCTAGCTCTTCTTTACTTGTTTTTAAATGTGTAAAAACACACGAAGTTGTAGCACCAGTCTCGACTTTCACAATCACACTCCTATGATTCCTTGGTTGCATCTTTGATGATGTCCAACATTCTGTTTATAACTTGTTGCAATCCGTTAGTAGCCGACAATTGGTTTTGAGCGACCAATTCCATTTGATGTCCTAGAGCAGCGAGCTTCTCTGCTAACACATTTAAATCGTCGCCATTGTCTACTTCTATTTTTTTAACCTCTTCGATTTTTTTCCAAGATTCTTTCTGCCACACTTGAATATCTTTTGTCTTCTGAACAATGTCTACAACAGAAGCAAGGATGCTCACCAAATTAGCAGTCATCGCTTCATGGCTTTTATTACTTGCTTTAGTTTCCTTGCTGTTAAGGAAATTTGTAATTGACGACCATACAAACAACCCAACCGAAATGACTGCCAACGATACAGCTTTTCCATCTGTAACCAGTGGTAATACAGTCGGCATTTGCATAAGCATGAGGTCGGGCATGATATACACCTTCTTAGAAGAATATAGAAAAACTGTAAACTGGTATTATCGATTTCGTATCGTTAGATAGTTTGAAGACGAATCTGTTATGTGTATCAGACAATTCGATAGACGGACCACCATCTATAAACGTATCACCACCATCAAAACTATATTGTAGCGATAACCCTGAAAAATCGTAAGTATCACCAGCTTCAATATTCACATTTAATTGCTTAACGTCACCTGTAAAGATTGGATGGAATGTTAAAAAACCGCCATCTGGGATTTGAACACACTTTACGTTGAATGCCGCTGCATGAATGTCATCCAATGATGATGAATCTAGAAATTCATCAAACCAATATTGCTTTCCGTTAGCCAATGTATTGTACTTTGCGTTGATTACGTCTTGCACATTTATTGATGATGGGTCTGATAATAGATTCGCTTGCCGCGTCTTAACTACCGGCTCCATAGATGGAACATTTTCGCGATAATTGGTTGTTGCCGATATCACCTCAACCCCATCGCTTTTAAGAAACAGTAGACGTCCTAGCGAGTCTATTTTTTGTGTATATACAGTATGCGAAACTGACACAGATTTTATAGAATCTGGGCAATGTATGAAAGCTCCATTGCCCTTCCCGTTTCCAACATCAACACTCGCGATCCGAAGATTACTGTCAAAAAATACGTTCATTGTCTAATCCTTAATAACGAACAATAGGTCTGTTTTGAAGTCTGAAAATATCGATGGCAGTCGTTACATTGGTTTGCCCATTCAGCTGACTTGATGTTGATGTGTTGTAGGTATTTATTACAACCATAACGATTTCACCCTTAATCAAATCAGGTATAACTGGTGTTATTCCGTTATTTTGTAGGTCGCCAGAAGCAACCGCTAAGAACGCTCCAACAACACACTTATTAACAGCTTGAGTTTGAATGGAATTAGCAATTACGCTGTCATACCCATAATTATCAACATACCGTTGTAATGTGTTGATACCCCTTATGCTGTACGCTGCAGCTGTCAACTGCGAGATAAGAATTTGAGAGCCAGATATGTTAATGGTTGATGAGTTACCCTCAGAGCCAACCAATCCAGCGGTTGATGTGGTTAAGAGAGGTGAATTGTCATATCCGCTGATCGTAAAGTTTGTTCCACTGCAGGCCCATTCACCAATGGTGTTTGTTCCGTCGTTAGATGGCATCGGAAGGTTAACCAAAGCGCCATTAAGTAGATCAGAAACAACTGTATTTCGTCCACCAGTTCCCAAGGTGTTGATGTATAGAGTAATCGGTGTCAAAGCCTTGAGATGATACGCAATCGGCGTACTGCCCTGACTAGCGATTATTCCTTGATAAGCCTTGAAATTGTACCACAATTTCAATGTATCGGTCGGGTTACCACCTACAACAATTTCAAACTGGCGAAGTGGGAAATCACATGCACCCATGAACTTATTTGTCTTAACCACACGGTAGTTATTGGTATCGGATATGTAGATACCACCAATCGTGTCCAGAAAGAAACCAGTTGGATGGTTCAGATGTGATGTATCGGTTCCAACAATGCCTGTTACGCCATATTGTCCGACATAAATAAGGTTGTTGTTGAGCCTTACGATTCGATGATTATTAGTGTCGGCTACATAGATGTAGCCATCAGCGCCATATTCTATATTGGATGGGCTGTTAAGTGCGTAGTTGCTCGCTCCGCTTGTCAAAACAGAACCAAACCTGGCAGAGAAAGAACCACCACTGGTATATCTGGCAACACTATGCCCTGTCGTGATCCAGTAATTTCCAGAAGCATCCACTGTCACACAATTTATAGCATTAGCCAATCCAGTAACCGGAGTTGCGCTGTATGTGAACGAACTTAGATTAACTTCAACCACGCGATTATTCAAACTATCGGCGATAAAAAGGTTTGTGCTGTTTATATTCATCCCAAGCGGCGTGTTCAAATGTGAAGAATCAGAGCCAGCAACACCAGTGTTGAAAAGCGGTGTTCCAACAATAGCTAACGAGTTCGATAACTTAACAAGTCTGTGGTTCATAGTGTCAGATATGTAAACATTGTTACTGCTATCGATTGCAATTCCTTGAGGGCTATTGAGATGCGATGTATCGTTTCCAGATACGCCTGTTTGACCAAACTGTGCTTGGAATACAAATGCCGAGCTATACTTCAATATTCTGTGGTTTCCAGTATCGACTACAAAAATGTTTCCAGCTGTATCGGTTGCAACCCCGTTTGCCAAAGCAAAATTGTTATTGCCTGTTCCAACATTTCCAGTACCGATTACACCTACAGTGTAATCTGTGCCTGATATATTGGCATCCTGAGCCACAATGTTGTATGGGCGATGGTTTAACCCATTTCCAGCTGGATAGTAAATCCCGAACACAGAAACTACTCCATTAGCTAACGCAGCGGCAGACCATTGCGTTCCGGGAGTAATTCTAAACGTCGAGCTAACTGTTCCCAACCCGCTCCATACACCTGTCACTGCGATACCAGTACTGAACTCATAAACAATGATTGAATATCCGTTCGGAAAACCACCAGCATCAGATTGATTAGTGCTATTTGTCATTGTTTTTATAGCAGCGCCAGTCGGATTCTTAAGACCACTGGTGCTGAGTGTAAACAATAAAGGTGATGATGCACTGTTTACTGTTTGTGTCGCTGTAACAGTCAAAAGAGCAGAGTTTAGAACTTTATTCGTTCCGATAGATATCGGGCTGCTGTTTTGTTTAAATAGATTGGCAGCACCAGTTGTAGTTCCGGCGTATACATTGTAATATGAAGCCCCGGTTACTGCTGCAGGGCTTGAGATTGTCAGCGTTCCGTTAGTACCCATTGCCAAAGAAGCTTCATTAGCGCCATTGGTTTCATATAAGCCAGTTGCATCTGTACAGTAGGTCAAACGAACATATATTGTTATTCCGTTTAATGTTCCACCAGCCGAAGCAGCGAGTGCTGGAACAGCTGGAGGATTAACATTCCAAGGTAGTAAACTCGCCGTAGGAATAACAGTAGCAGCCGTGTAGTTCCATTCAGTTTGCTGTAAAACAGCAGCATCGGAATAGATTCTGCGTTGATAATTGTATTGAGAGAATCCCAAGTAGTACGGCACAGATGAAGAATTCAACTCTTGAGCAATTAATGGAGCCGTGCTTCTATAAGCAGCGTCGTTACCAGTACCGTCTCCAACACCAAAAAGACTGTTCGAATTACCTCTTAAAAGCTTGTCGAAATTGTCTTGTAACAAGGATGGAAAATCCCATTGCTGTTGTATTAGAGCTTGGTGTCTAAGACTTAAAAGGTCTCCAACCACAATTTGATCGGCATAAAGATGATCAGGTCGTCCCGAAATTCCAGAAGCAATCGTTCCACCACTAGGACCAGACGCCGCACATCCATCTCTGTTTGAATCAGCATAAATACCAGTATTTCTACGATATATAGCAGCGATAGGAATAGCGTATGAATATCCGTCGATTGTTCCCAATGTCGCCTTAGCTGTAGTTGAACCGTCACCAGCCACGTATAACCCCGGATCGGTAGCAGATACGGAGAAAGTATAAGGAGTAGCAGCTCCTGAAGCACCGAAAGCCTTCACAACAGATGTTTGACTAACGCCATCAGGATACGTATCTATGTTTACGCCTTGAGCAATCTGAATAGCGTACTGAATTTGCCACCGGCGATTGATTTCCATATCAACTTCTGAAATGTCGTCAGTAGCATTTGTTCCAGCGTATTGAGTATTTCCATAAAGCCAAAGATGTGTTGCATCAGGTTTATTTGATGTATTCGAAATGGTCGCCGACGTTCCACCCAATTCGGCTATCCAAACTTCAAGATATGCGAGGTCTATTCTATTTCCGGTGGTCGGTGGCGCAGGCAAAGTTATGTTGCTACACGTTCCAGTTGTTCCAGCTGTATTGGTAATAGGAATTTTCCATCCATTCACCAATCCAAGCATATTTCCAAGCCGTATTTGATTAGATAATGGAATTCCGTTTGTGGTTAGAACCATCAGTTCGCCGTCGGCATCAGCGGTGGTAGTCGTCTCTATAAGCGAAACTGATTTGATCTTGGTGATAAACCCACTAGGAGACATAGAACGATAAATCTCTTGATCTGCTTTTATGCGTAGCCAGTCTTTAATGTTGTATTCTTTGGTGGACGCTGGACAGCCCAAACCCCAAGGGTTCATCACGACGTTCGTGTTGCTGATAGATTGTTCCGTAGTTATATCACGGCTTTTTGACCAGCTCATAGTAATTCCTCTTTAACTGATAATACGAAATTTTCGGTGCGTTTACCAACCTTAATATGTACTACCAGTTCTATCTAAAATGTGAAATAAATCTTTCTGCTTAAAGAGAGCGTGTCATCAATTGAAAGTGGCGCGTGTGGCACGTAATCCATCATTAATCCGCTATTTGGTAGATTGGCTTGAAATCCGCTAAATATCCCAAATTCAGTGAGAATAACAGTCGAACCTTGGCTTAATTCACCCTTCACCCAACTAGCCGTCATCATAATGCGATTAGTAGGAGATGTTGTAATGGCGTTGTTTTGATCTACAAAGCTGATAGTACACTGCTTTCTTGTATATTCATTGACAAGAGTGGCAAGATTAGGACTTTGTGTTTGGGAACCGATTCCAACGGCCCAAAAGCTATTATTTCCAGCATAGAAACCCTGAATCAAGCCAGCCACTAGAGTGCTTATTCCAACCGTAATTATGTTGTGACGAATGGGAGTAACGATCTTCTCTACGATACGACCAATTTCGTCATATCGTATGATTTCATCCTGATATTCGCCCTTAATAGTGGACTTAATATCAACATTTACTTCCAATCCATCATTAGTTTTTATCATGTTCTTCATGTTTAATTCCCAAAATTACCAAATGGAGTTTGAAGCACGATACCTGTGTAGTTAGTTCTTTGATTATCCTGTGCAGTAACCCCTTCGTCTGTCACAACTGAAGGGTCTGAGGACTTAATAGCTGTTGCGTTTCCCAAATCGTCTACTGAAACCGAAGCAGGAGTCTCGTACTTCCTAATTTTAGAACCTGTTGAAACACTAGCTGTTCCTATTCCTTGAATAACCGTCGATGGAATAACGATCGGTCTTCCCGCCGAACCCAAGGCTGGAATGTTCAATGAAGGATCGGGGTCCGTTATAGTCAATTGTTGTCTAAACACATAACTCGATTGATCACCATTTACCACAGTAATATCATATATCCCAGCGGGGATATATGGAAGAACGAATTTAGCCATAAAAGAGTTGGCATAGTGGCATGGTATTCTAACCATATTAATAATCACAGCTATAGGGGCTACAAAACCTGTTCCACCTATGGTTATCTCGGCAGATTTGCCAGTCATAAACGAAGCATGTGAAATAGAGTTTACAAGAATCGCCATTATTCCCAACCCCCAGATTGTGCTGCAACATCAAAAACACCAACATTTATTGGATCAGCGTTAACAGGGGAAACATCGACACCGTTGATAGATGTGGTTTGTATAGCTGTGTTTGGATTCTGTGGAACATATACTGTCGGCTGTAAAATAACAGCACCTACAATTTGGTCAGGGATCACTGTCGATATAACATTGTTATTTGGAGATATGTTCAAAGGACCATTCAAACTACCAATTGTTTGAGAGGATGGAACTTGAGTGGGTGTTGTGGATGCTGGAATAAATACCGTCAACCCCATCCAGCTAACCGAGCCATACGTACCAACCGAATCAACCACAGTAACCACATATCCACCAGCTGTAACACTTGGGACTACGAAATTTAACTTTGTTGTGCTCACATAGGTTGTTGTACACGCCGTAGCTCCTACATATACAGTAGACGTACTCGCAAAATTATTCCCAAATACTGAAGAAGTGCTCAACGTATCAACAAGCGCTGGCGAAACATAAGAAATAGACATCGCCGCTGGCGGTGTTGGAGGAGACGCCGGAGATGGGGTTGGAACAAATGTCTTTTGAAGCGCTCCGAATCCGTTTTGCGTCATTATGATGATTCCGGTAACTGTGGCAGAACTTAAAACCACCAGTACTGGATATCCAATACCGTCGAAACCACTAATCGAAAGTATATTCGCTTCAACACCACCAACCAGAATGGAAAATCCAGCATCCCTAATCGGATTATACGAGTCTATTTCTAATGTATATTGGTCTCCGGAATGTCCAGCGACAGCTATAGTATCCAAGAAACTAGGCACATATGTATCAACAGTGAAACTAGTTAACGCTGTCTGTTGAAAGCTGACGCCAATATCATTCTGTACTATAACGAAATAACGATCAGCCAATGTGTATTCATAAACATGTATCTTGCAACGAATATAAGTATCGGTTACCGTGTCGATTCCAACCACATCAATTAGCGGTACTTCACCATTCTGATTAGATAAAACAACACGTACAGCACCAACAATTGTAGATGTTAGAGCGCGTCCACCAACAAATCCAGAACCGTAAATTTCAAGTACGTGAATAGCATCCATCTCGGTCGTACTTGGCGTATTTCCATTTCCATCCAAATAAATACTCGTAACATTTGGAATATCCAAACCGCCACACGTCGGCGATAAGACTTGTGGATTAACCGATATATGTATAGTCGCTGTTGTTGTTAAACCAGTTGAACTGGTGGCAGTTATCTTAAAATCTTGCGTTCTATCTGGGTATATGACAAAGCTAGCCAAGCCTAGAGGAAGATTTTGTCCACCAACAAAATCTCCTGTCACATTAACAGCGCCAGTTGTCTGCCACGAAACCGTAACAGGGTCTCCCACATTGACGCTTGCCGAAGATATGCTGGTTGATATAAATTTTGCCCCTGCATCAACATTCACAAATCCAGCAGCAACAAAACTAGAATAATTATTTTTTCCATTAAACCTATACATCGTATTGGTAGTTGGAAACGCCGTGTATTGAGCGTTATTCGCGTTGGATAGCAAAGTAGTTTGATTCTGCGTTGGTCTGGCACCGTTTACAGAAACGACAGAGTCGCTAAAAGCATACAACGTCACCTGTTCAACCGAATAAGCGTTGTACGCAACGTTTGAACTTTGCCCAAGTTGGACTATGGCTGGTTTACAAAGTATGGTGATCTCGTTGGATACAGCTGTTGAAACATTGACAGTAATGTCGCTAATTACAACCGCTCCACCATACCCAACGACATACAAACGATAACTGGTACTGCATGTTGGCATCACCAACATGGTGCCTGCATCAGCAACACTGGTCGATATCATGGTGGATAAATCTGTAATCGAAACGCTGAATGCATTAGAAGTATTCCAGCACAACCCTATTCCATCTGCATAACCGACAGTGATAGATGTGGAAGACTCGGCAGACATCGAAATGTCTGCATCATACGCAGTGAATTTATTAATCACCGGAGCGTCAACCGAAAGCAAATTGCCAGATGCTTTTAGTGTCAGTTGTGTACCGTGATTCGCTACGACAATATTGTATACGTGCGATGCTGACAATGTTTCCGGAGTTGTATAATCCCAATTCAATTGTAAATCTTCGTTAAGAACTGAAACTCCATCAATAGAAGCTGTTCTAACGTTATTCACATCTATGGTTAACACAGCTTTCGTTGTTTGAGATAGGTTTAAAGGAATGCTATCAATTGGTGCGATTGTCCCACCATTACTCGTGATTTGGAACGTGCGCCCATAATGATACCAGTAATCCCAATCGCCCTCTAATGGGTAGATTCCGGCAGCGTTGAAGGTTACAGGAACTTGTGAATTTCCTTGTTGACCTCCCTCACCTCCAGATTGCGCAGCTGGAAGTAATGGATAACCACCAATCACAGTCTTTGTTTGACCTGATGTGCCAGTTATTGAACCACGCCCTGCCCACGTGCAATTCCCACCTATTCCCCAAATAATGCTGTCTTTATAAAATGCACCTATATCATATGTTCCAGCAGCCGGGACGTACAAATAAGCCAATATACAGCAGTTAAAGTTGCTGTATCCTCCGCCACCAGGAAGCGACGGGTCGAATAGATTTTTCGTTCCTATTTGTATACCAGAGCTGTTCAATATAGTCCATTGTACCGGGCTTGATATAGAGCCGTATGGATTTTCGTCAAAGAGCAACGAATTTCCAACCGTCATTCCATCTGCATCAGACAACACACGAGTGATTCCATTTGCGTACAAGTCGGAAACATTCTGCCATATATATGCACTTACCGATCCACTATGTGGCGAATCACCCCAATAGTATGTAAGAACAGAACCAAACAGATATATTTTACTTAATACTGATGTAGAACTTAGCGGTAAGAAGGCGAAAGGCGGGGTGACACCAATATCGTAAACCGACAAACAAGGGTCTGTCCCATTTACCTGAATGATGGTACTAAGAATACCTTGCGTATAGACATTATCAAAGAAACTAACCCGTATCGTAGTAATTCCGAGAGTTATATAGGTTACAAGCCCATCATTCACTGTGATGGATGACGAGTAATTGCTATAGCTGCATACCGACGTTACATCAAGAGATGAACCATCCGAATATATAGCCATAACTGTAATCTGCTGTTGCAGTCCTAATTGACTGTAATCTATAACCATCGGATTAACTTGCAATTCTACAGGGTAAGGCAATTGTATTGATACGACGGCTATATCTGTATAACCTTTCCAACTTGCCAATACAGAGACCACTCCATTTTGAACTGGGTTAAGCACAAATCCAGCCAATGTAGCAAGACCTGTAGTAACCGGATTTCCCCTAAAATCTACAAATGAAAAAGTAAGGTCACTGTCTGTAGTAATATCTACAAAAATTTGGTCTCCGGTAGAATCATCCACAAGAGTTTGTAGAACGCTAAGTTTATACGGCTGTTTTAAGTTCATATAAACTGGGTCTGGCGATATCGCAATACGTTCGGTGTGATAGCTCTGTGCTTGCGTAAAGGTAATAGTGTCTGGTAAGGTATTGCCACATATATTATGTGCATACATCGTAATTGTCACCCCCTCAGCGGGTATGACAACTGAAACTGAGCCCTCACTTCCCCAAATTCCAGATAAGGCCGCCTCAACATCTGCATCACTCGACATAAACGAAACGTCAGAGGTATTCTGACAAGACCAGTGTAAATTGAAAGATTGTCCGTATAGAGCAGTTGTTCCATCGATGGTTGGGAATGTGTATCCGAATTGTGTAACTATCGGGATTATAGAGCTATCTTGTACTTGGAACATCTGTGTTGCTATTCCTTGTGACGTATCCGTATTTATGAGAACCAAATTATAAATACCTGCTACATCGACATCCATCAAAAACGAAATCGTATTCTCGTTGATAAAGGTTGTTGTCTTGGCTACCAATCCAGTGTTCATCACCATATACACTACAATGCCTGACCTGAAATTAGAACCGTTCAGAACAATGGTTGTAGGTGTAAATCCAGTTCCAGAGCAAACATAATTGGGTTGGCAATTTGCTACGAATGGCGGAAATCTATACGTCGATTCGTCATAAACCAGCACGAATGTTTCATTCATCGCTATCACGTCTTCCACACAATCCAACTTAACCAAACGAACAGGATATGAACCAAACGTAAATTGTGGAGCGATGAACGTAATACTCCCATTCACCCAATCAATATTGGTAACTGCCGCTTGCACCAGTTGCGTCAAGGTTGGATTACCAGGCGATACAGATTCAGCTGCTTGTCTAGTCGGCGTTCTCAACCACACTTCCATCTTCGAACTGAAACCAGTACCAGTTAAGGTTACAGGAACGGTCTCACTAATCGTAGGCCCAACTGCTTCAGGTATATTGGTAGGGCTAATATTATTTACAGCAAAATTTCCAGCGCCTTGTTGAACTGGTTGCACGTATACCGGAAGGATTATGGTACGTGTTCCAGCAGCATTAACAGCTGTAATAGCGTAATTAACAATGTATTGCACAATTTCAGTACTTCCAACCATATAAGAGTCGTAACTTGAAATGGTTGGGCTACCTGGCTTCGGAAGTATCACTGTCATCGTTTGAGAATAGGTTTCAATATCGGGGTTTATTGCTATAGCATTGTTATTAAAAAATAATTGGTGATTACCGTACTCTACGGCGTATTCAAAAAATAGCGATATACCATCTAACACTCCATTTTGGAATTCCAGCGTTGGTACGAAGGTCAACACACTTGTTCCATATCCTTCCCAAGAACCATATACAGGTGTGTCATCGTCTACTCTCGATACAATCGGAACTTCATTAGCGAATGCAGTTCCAACTGGGTCTGAAGATAATGGAGTTAAATTCAAAGAGCTTGATCCATATTCCCAAAGTACTGTTTGTTCTTCACTTACATGGTCGTTGAAATCAACTAGATAAGAAATCTGAGTTTGATCAGACTCGCACAATTCAACCACACTAGGAGTTGCAATAGCTGTAATTGTAGGAGCATCAGTCGTAATCGGAACTAAAACCACAGATACTACGATGGAAGCAGAAGCAATTTGTCCATTGTTTCCTGTTGCCTCGATTACATAACGAGTATTGACAGTTGGGTAATAGCTGATTGAACCACTGTATCCAACCGTTGTATCGTCTTCTAAAATAACGCCAGTATCGTTGTTATATCTGTATATCCCAACAGCATCAGAATTTGTAACCTCCCAGCATATGTTGACCATTCCACCTAGCACAACCTGTACTTTAGGTCTCGCATCGGGATAATCAGTAGTAGAAAGAGGGTCGGTTGGGTCTAGAGACCAGATGTAGGCAGTAGGATTAAGAATTCTCAATACAGTGGCTGGTGGAGGAGGTGAAGCCGGAACATTAATTGTTTGGTAGTATATGTTTCCAGCGGCATCTTGATAGGCTATTACGATGCTTCTAGTATCTGAGTAATCGGTTCCCCAATTTTCACCAAGATATGGAGCGTCTATGTTCCTAATAACAACAGGAACATTATGAATATTTTGTAGCATCAAAGCTAACGTGTTAACCGACAATCCTTGCATACTCGTTGGAGCGGTAACACTAATCGGTGTTGTAATAATCACAGATGTGGAACTCAAAACATCTATCTTACTGCCGGTTCCAGCCCAAGACGAAACAGGGCCAGTGATAGATGAAAGCGTCTTTTCCATCACATCATCACTCAGCGTTTCGCCAACGCGTGGATTTAAATAATCATCAGATACACGTTGATAAGATAGGAATACTGGATCGTTTTCGTATGTTGGCGGCGGTGCTGGATTAGTAGTTGATGTTAATATATTGATAAACTTTACGTTGTCCCCTGTTCCGCTACTATCACCTACCAATAAATTAGTGTTGAATCCTCCTGATAATCCATCTCCTAGTGAACCGTCCAATACTACGGTATCAACTTCTGTCGTGAATGTTGGAGGCGCTATAACCTGTCGCGTCTCTACAACTACCCCATCTCCAACACTTGGTATGTTTAGATTGTTCTGATACCAAGGCGTAGGAGCAACGTTGCTGGCAGCCCAATGATCTCCATAGAACTGTTCATCAGGTTGTGAAAAGAACTTAACACTAGCGCTAATTTCTTGGTCGATGATACCTTCAATCGAAGCCAAGGTATCGTTCACCATCAGTAACACTTCATTAGCAACTTGAGTAACGGTAAAGTATGGCGTAGTTCCAGCTGCACGATGACGTGCTACGATTTCCTCAAGATGTTGTGTAGTATATTGAAAATACGATGTATTGATGGGTACGTCGACAAAAACACCAAAATTAGTAAAGCTATACTGACCACCCAATCCATACTTTGCCGTGTCTGTCGGAGAACCCATCGTTGGGTTGTTCAAGAATCCATCGCCAACCATCAAATCGTCAGTATATTCGTTAGATGGAGTAACATTTATCAACGATGGCATACCGTCGCCAAGAAGTATGTTGGGGCTGTATTCAAGAATGGTAGTTTCGTATCCAATGCCACGAGAGAGTATATTCTCGATAGCTAAATTGTTGATGCGTGGTTTTACGGTTTCCCACAGCAGACGGTTGGAGTATTCATAATCTGGTTCAACAGTGTAGCCAATAATATTGTTATGTTGCGGGTCGCTCGTAGCATACATTGGTATCGACAATCTAGGGATGTCGAATATCGTTCCCCAATAATCTAAGAAACCGTTTTGAGCTGTGGCGAATCCTAGCTGCTGAATGGCGAGGTCTACATCATTTTTAGCTGTTTCTAATATATATGCTAACGGTCTAAAAATAGCCCACAGCGTAGATGTAAAAATCTGTACGTTGTACCAGTCGTCTTCACTTAAAGCAAATGTACCTTCCAATAGAGCAATTGCACCCAAACCACTGAAAGGAGTAGAAATATTTTGAACAGATATTCCAGACGTATTATTTAATTGATTGCACAGGTCTGCAATAGTTATGCTCTTAGCTGCATCATATGGATTATTAAAATTTATTGTGACAACGGGGATAGTTTCTCCAACCGTGGTGATAGTTAACACGCGGTTGGAGATTACTAAGTTTGAATTTCCGCTCGCCTTCAACTGAAAAGCAGGAACACTCTTAGGGTCTCGCGAGAAAACTCGGTTCAATCTATTTAAAAGATTACTAAATATCCCATTTGCCATTTTTTACTCTGTTGTGGCGACTTCCAATCCAAGTGGTGCCAAAGGCAAATTCCACTCCGTTGCTACGACGAGCTTCTCTTCAACAGTCAAGCTACAATCCGGTGCAATCAACTCTGAGAACTTAACTGCACGTTGCTGTTCGTATGCTCGAGTTTCCTGAACATCTGATTCCTTAACAAGACCGAGACGATATAGAGTTTTGGCGAGAACGAAGATGTCGTTATCGCGCGATTGAATCATCTGCATGATATCGTTCAAATCTTCAATCTTAGCATTAGAAAAAGGCTGAGAACGCCGAAGGTCTCGAGCTTTCGCGTTCCTTTGTTCATGCTGTTGTAATTTCTTTTGCTCTTTGAGGCGCGCTATGAACTCGTCTTGAGTAATAATTTTCTTTGGCTGTTCATAAGTCTCAATAGGCGCTGTATCATTTTGCTGAAGAGTATCTTCGATGGATGGTTCGTTTTCGTTTTCCGCTTCCAGAACTACATCGGCGGCTGCCGCAGCGACTGCTTCCTGTACTGTTTCTTGATCTACCACGTTTGGTTCCTCCATTGTGGGTTACGATATTGTTATTGTTCCGGCCTTTATAACTGTTTGAGAGTTACCTGGAATCACATCTCCTGAAGGCGTTGATAATACGCAATTATACATTCCGTTTTGTCCCATAACCAGCGAAATAAGTTCGTTATAAATTAACGAATCTCCCGGTTTAAGTGTTGACATATACTGCACAACACTTGCCGCTATCGCCGCTTCGGCATTGCTATCTAGAATATACCCGGATAACCATGTTGTTTGTAGAACAAAGTTCTGAGGTTGTTCTGTGGCTGCAATGGTTGTGGCTACTATACCAGCGGCTTTATACCCCGGCAATCTGTTCCCATCCGAGTCTGTATATCCATATATGATGTTTTGACAGTTTGCGACCAGGGCAGCAGAAGTAGAACCTAACCCGTTGTAAATGTATATATTTACGTGTCCGATTGGATTAGAACCGTCTAGTACGTATGGTTCTACAGCTGTACAACTTTTAACTTGTTCTATGATGTTGCCATTGGAGTCTGTCACTACAGCTAAAGAAGCGCCATATTCTATAGCCCCCAAAGTGCCTCTAGATAAACTTTGTAGATATGCCGCAAATCTTACTTTCTGACTAGCAGAACTTTCTTGATCAGCTCCATTCACAAACGGAAATTGGTTAGTAACGACATAGACCGCATCTGCAACCACCGGAAGATTGTCAACTGGCACAGTGATTGTATTAGCAACAGCGTTTCCAACGATTCCAGCTGTATTAGAGATAACCATAACCAATTGTGATGTTGCTCCAGCAGGCCATACCGTATCAGAAACTACACTATACGTAACACTAGCTATAGATGAAGCGGTTACAGTCGACCCTGTGGATGGAACCTGAAAGCGAGTTCCAGCTGGTATAACAATCGCCGATGTAGGAGCTATTGGGGTCGTTGTTCCTGCAACTACTAGTGATAATAGCAATTGACCTGATGAGGCGATTGGAGGTAACGGTGGAAAATCAAAGCTATTATAGATTGCTGTATCGATGCCCTCGAGAATACCACGGAGCATCATATGATAGAACTGTTCAAGTTCTTCAGCAAAAGCTTCCAACATGGTACGAGTCTTCGAACCAATATTAAAATCGGTGAGCGTAGATGTGGATTGAGCTACCGATTGTATCAGGCTGGCTGTAATATTGGCGAAATTACGGATGTAGAAAGCGATACGTCTACCTCCCAGCTATTTTTATACTGCTGGAATTACGAAATTGAAGTTCTGCGATATATTTAACAAATCTATATTAGCGCTAGCAGACACTCGCAATGTATCAGCATATAGATTAACATTAACATTAGTTACAGACGAAACTCTAGGGTCTTGTGATAGAGTTCTATTTATTTCATATGCAGCAAAAACCAAAAGAGAATCGTTATCTATCGAACCGACATAATCCAGCAGTCTATCTCCATATTCAGGATGATAGTGAAGCGAGCTAGTTTCTGTGGTCAATCTGTGTGCAAGCGCTTGATTAAGATTCATCATGCCTGAAAACGACAATAAATCTCCGTTCGTATCTGCCCATAGCTGACCATAAGCGTCTAATGCAATATCTTCCCCAAGAATGTCATAAAGACTATTCGCATTATAATTGTTGTTTTGGATATTCGATTGGCTCGAGCTGTTCGATGGTATGAGAATATAGCTACCTGGGCTGACGACTCTAGACGTAATATTTATCGCTGCAGATAACACGTTTACAACGAACCCAGATTCGTAAGTATTTTGAAGCGGCGATGATAAAACCACTATCGATTGAGTGTTGTCCCCAGTTACCGAGTCTACCGTCACCAAATCTGAAAGAACCTGTGATTGCCCATTCGTTAACGGACTTGTCAAATTGAAATATAGTGTAGACCCAATGGATAACAATTGGCTCAATCCATTGATATAGATTGTTGAAGTTCCAGCCTTAGCCTTTTGGGTCAGATAAACATTGAAATTTGTTTGTCCCATCAAAACGTTCTGGTCGCTGCTGATATATGGATATGTCAATTTGTTCATATCCGCTATGACTTCCCAATTTGAAGCATCTCCGGTCATTTGAGCTGCTATACCCTGCAAATTATCAAAAGGTTTAATTTGGTAAACTTGCATGTTGTTTATCGTCATCGAGTACGGGTCTGTGGTTGTAGCTGTGAATTGACTGGCGTTTGGAATCTGTATCGCATTAACCATACTTTGTATATCTGCCAAAGATATCAAGCCTTGTTGATCAATGGTAAATATCACAGAATTAGATGGACCGTTATTCGGATCGTCTATATATATTGTCGCTCCTCCTAACGAGAAAGTAGCGAAATAAGATGGTAAAACATAAGCATATAGGTAAGTATTGTCTACATAAACTGTGGCATGATTTCCGTTTCCGTCCAAAAGAACTTCACCGCCGAACACAATATCACTATCACCTGTAAAGTTGGTTCCTCGCACAGCGAACAAGAACTGTGAGCCTCCAGCAACCACGTAATCAGGTGTTATCGATGCTATGACGGGAACCATATTACCTACCTATAAGTTTCAAAATCATATCAACCGAATTCATATCTTTAGCTGCTGTCGTATTAGCAACGCTAATCTGGTTAACTGCGGTTTGTATGCCGCTTGTATTGGCTGCAGCTGTTACAGCTATAAATGTATTAGGCGTGTCTTCTGCTATTGAGTATATTGCTCCAACATATGGAGGAACAGGGCCAGAACTTACAAGATTTGTTGGTACAGTTATCCCCATCGGAGTAACCTGTGTAGCGAGTGTAGACGCATCTTTCATAAATTGTGTTGTGTCTTTCCACGCCAATTGAGCTGTGACACTCATCGTATTGAATGATGTTCCATTTTGAGCAATCATCATCGCTCCGCCAATAGAATTAAACGTTTCTTGAGCCATCATCGTTAAACCAGGCGTACTAGATGGATTGACAACCGATAACAAACCGCCTATACCACCACCCGCGTATGCTACTTGATTAAGGACTTCCATAGCAACCATCACATCTGAAGCAACAGCTGCAATAGTAGATAGAATGCTTCCCAATTTTGACCAGAACCCACTAGGAGACGATGAATTATTCTTATTGATCGTAACTGGAGGCCTCGAGTTGTTGGAGTTTACAACTTGAAAATCAGTGTTTTCTTGTGTAACTATAAACGACGCTTCATACATGTGAAGCAGCGGATTTGATTTGTTTCTGAGCAACTTGAACTGTTCTGGAACAACGTAATGAACCATTCTGTGTAATTTGTCGATGATATGTACTGTTAATTTTTGCTCCAACTGAGATTGAGGAAAGTTGGCAGAGTTTGTGTCTCTCAAAAGGAAGTAATTATCAAACAAATTTTTCAGAGCCATCACGTTCGCATATCCGTCTTGGGCTTGAGATGTGGACCCACTAAAATTGTGCGTTCTCCATCCAGTATTCCCACGTAACGTAAGCCTCACAATTGTTTTACCCCACACATCTACGAATGCACCGCTCATTGTTTGGGTGGCGTTTACACGATATGGAGTATCTAATACGAAATCATCAGGATTGATATTCATCGTCACAGTTGTTGGAACCGTGGTTCCACTCAAGCTATTCGACAACATCACGGTGAAATGATTGACGTGGCCTAACCACGATACAACATTGACAGGGGATGTACTATTCGTCCACCCATTTTCAGAAACGTTGGCATTGGCTAAAGCGGATGAATAAGGAGGCCCGAGAGTTGGAGTTGTTGCAGCTGATAACCCAGAATACGTTGAATCCGTGGTAAATGGCGCTGGTGTTGTGGTTACCGCTGCGGAGCTCAGCGGCGTTCCATACGTGGATGCCGTCAATGGTGTGCCACTACCAGCACCAGTAATAGACATATCTAACCAGCCTTCGTAATGCTCGTAGCATCCGTAGTAGTAATCTGTTGATCAGGTGTCGTTGTCGGACTACCTGTGCCAGTACAAGTGTGCTTATGGCTATTAAACTTATCAGCAACCTTTTTATACAGCAGAAGATTATCCAATTGTGAAGCGTTCGGTCCCAAAATTATGCTGTTTTGCTTTGCGGAATCGGTTTTAACCGTAATGGTCGTATTCGACTCAGCGGTTAATTGCCCTTTAACCGATTGCAGCGTGACATCACCAGCAACACTCTGCAGTATAACATTCCCTCCCGCAATAATCTTCACCTGATTATTAGCTGAACTCGCACTGCTGGTATCCATCGGAGTGTTGATTACAACGTTTCCTGTAGCTTTATCGATCTGTATCAGAACAGTTCCTTGTGCAGTGACAACCTCCAATTGGGCGTATAACTTACGGCTATTATTCAGGTTCCCATCAACACCCTTCTTCAGTTGGGTGTTCCACGCCATATTTGTCGGTTTTCCGTTCATGACGGATTTCCTATTACCCTTGCTCAAATCGACATGCACAGCGCCATCAACTGGTTGCGTCGGGGTCTCAGCTAATCTAAAGAAAGAACCATTAGGGTGTGCCCATTCATAATTTCCATCCACATCAGTAAAACTGTAAACATCGCTATTTGTTCTACTTATTGTAGCTCCAGCCAGTTTCTTAATTTGTGTTGTGGTTGGGGCTGGTAAACCGGGAGGAATATTCTGAGGGTCGAACAGCATTTGAGAGCGTTGTGGGAATAGGAACCCAAGACAAACCCACGAACTTTGTCCAAGATTGGCGTCTAATTTATCTATAACAGCGTATACATAATTAGAAGTTGGATCATCCAAATCTGGATTATTAGAAGATAAACTTTCATACTTATATACATTAGGAACCTGTTTAGTGGTTCCATCATAAGACAACACAGTTCCAGCCTTATTTCCAACAGTTTTAAGCACTGGAAGCGAAATCATTCCACCATTCGTAGATGCACCAAGAGTGGGTACATGGACACCATAGATGATTCCGCAACCCTGCTCAAGAAGCACATCTATAGTGTGAGCGCTGTAATCAACGTTAATAACTTTTCCTTGACGGGCCATATTTTAATATCCGTAATCAGCATAACGTGGATCGTCCTGCATTCTGTCTAAATGAGCTTCCCCACGAGTCAATGTTAGCATCGTCAACCACGATTCCATAGGAGTGAAATTCTGATGCACTTCTTCCACATAAAAAACGTGAACCATCGTGTCGAGTCGTTCATCCCAAAACGCTACAAACATTCCAGCTCGTATATCTTCTCGCCCACGAATAACCATCGAACCTTGTTCTAATTGCGAATTGTGTTCAAAGGCATTAAACAAAGTCATTGCCAGTTGCTGCCCAACCTTAAACATGTCGGAAGTAGTTATATTCGAACCAAAATCGCTTCTGTAAAAAGCATTAGTATCTTCCAAACTACCAATTGTTTTTGGGTCCACTGATAGCAACTTGCTAGTGATTAGCAATTTTCTAAAACCAAACAACTCCATCCTAGAATATTCAAGCTTTGTCGATTGAGGAAGAGTCACGCCAGTATCAGTAAACGAACTAGTATCAACCGTAAAATGTGGATTAAGGTTAGTAAGCTGCCCCATCGCTTGAGATTCGAATGATTCTCCAATCCCACTATTCGTAGCATTAACCATGATATAGTTCCACACTTCTTGGTCGCTGCGACCTAAGTTATAGTTTACTATTTCACTTTGATCTATGAATATTGGCAATCCCTTCGCACATGCATCTATACTCCGTGAACCCAGTGGGGTGTACGTAGGGCCAGTTCCACTAAAACTGGTGGTTCCTACCCATTCCCTGTCTCTATCTCGCCAAGGGGTTGGTCTGAACACTAAGTAAGTGCCATCTGGAGCATCATCTGTGAATATCTCGATAAACGGCTTTCCAGTGAATTCGTTAAACAAGTCCGACACAGACATTTCCGTCGAGGCTATTGATGGGTCAACTACTCTGAGGCTATAACTCGCTACGTCATCACCTATCCCTTGGGCAGCTCTATTTCCGTCTACACCATCCACATCAACATCTAATTCAAAAGATGCTGCAATATTAACTGAGGATATTATGGCGTTGCTTTCGGAGCCGTTAGCTGAAGATGAATTACTCTGCGTCTGATTCCTGTTAGTGGTTGTTTTTAGAATGTTCTGAAAAGTTGGCGTGACAACTTCATTCCACACCATTGTTACTATCTTGGATGGGGTGCAATTACCCTGCAAAATATCGATTCCATATCCAAAAAACAACGGCGATGTAGTCCCAGAAGCAGCGAACACTTGACTCGGGTCTAAAGCATAAACATAATGTATTACAGCATTTTTAATAGCTTTTCCATAATTCTCTCCAGAAATAACAATCGATCTAACAGGCTTTCCGCTAGACATATCTAGCGATTTAGATATGGTGGTTACGAAACCCCTCATGATGGTTGTATAATCTTTCGATTCACGCTTCATCCTTATTTCACAATAAACCATCGGTTCTATCATATCGTATAGCGTTGCACCGTTAGTATCATCTCTTGGAACAAGGGTGATTCTAAAACTATTCGTCAAATCCTTACACGTAGCCTGCGTCTCTATTTTAGTCACGTAACCAAGCTGGTTGAATCCAGTGCTAAATGATTGTATTCCTGATGGAAGACCGAGAATTACATCGTATTTTGGATTGAACGTGTTGATATTGCTTGTGCTCATAATTACTTAGTTCCAGATGGTGACAAGGTCTTAACAGAGGTACTCGCCTTGTTATGATTCAATTTAGAGAAATTCATAGTTCCAACAGTCGTTTGCTTAGACTGTCCTCCATCAGGCATCGTCAAATTCAATACTGAAAAGTGACTAAACTCAAGAGATTCTCTATTATCTTTAGCTATTTGTCTTAAAGCATTATGTATTTCTGTCGCTGTCATTACAGGTTTTTTTTCTACAGGTTTTTTTTCTACAGAACTTTGAAATCCACCAACAGCGCCAGCTCTTGATACGGAATTTGCGAACACTGTAACTTGCTCACCTTCTCTTCCTTGATCTGATTCATGACGATGTCCCCAATTTGCATATACCTGCCCAAATTCAGCACCGGCTGTTAATGAGTCTAACCTTCCACCATGTGCGGAAACTATTTTACGCAATTCGTCTTCATCGTGGAACGCTCCACCGCTAGCTCTAAGCGCATACTCAACTTCAGACCTTAATTTTACATTATTTGGGTCTAACCCAACCCTTTTCAAAATACCTTCAGCTTGGTCTATGTAGTCTTTCTTATATAACTTCATCTGAAAATCTTTAGTATTTTGAAGAATACGCCTCAGCGTACTACCAGTTTTATTCCCTTGTTCACCCCAATGTTCTTCATTACCCCAATC